CGCAAGCAATTGTGTATGACCGAGAAAATATTCCAATGCGGTTGGATTTGTCAAATGTTGAACTTTCGGATAATATTAAATCTAAAATAAGTTTAGAATTTGAAAATATTTTAAAGTTAATGGACTTTAAAAACAGAGGATATGATATCTTTAGGAGATGGTATGTCGATGGTCGTTTATATTTTCAAAATATAATTGATGTCGAACATCCAGAAAAAGGAATAATTGAACTTCGTGCTATCGATCCTATTAAAATACGCAAGGTAAGAAAAGTTCAAAAAGAAATAAAGAGAGTAAATAACACGACTCTTCCTATAATTAAAAAAGTAGAAGAATATTTTGTATACACCGATTATGAAATTAGCAACGCATCGGCAGCAACAACATCACATGTTGGTGTAAAAATACAACCAGATTCTATCACATATTGCCACTCTGGTTTGGTAGATCAAACATCCAAAAGAGTGGTTGGATACCTACACAAAGCAATACGATCACTGAACATGCTTCGTCAAACAGAAGACGCGATGGTTGTATATCGCATCGCCCGCGCTCCAGAAAGAAGAGTATTTTATATTGATGTTGGTAATCTTCCAAAACAAAAAGCAGAAGAGTATATCAAGAATTTAATGACTCGTTATCGTAATAAATTGACATACGATTCATCGACTGGTGAAATCAAAGACCAACGAAATCACATGTCAATGCTTGAGGATTACTGGTTGCCTCGTAGAGAAGGCGGTAAAGGAACAGAGATACAGACACTTCCAGGTGGTCAGAGTTTAGGAGAAATGGAAGATGTTGAGTATTTGCTCCGTAAAGTTTACCGTGCACTCAATGTTCCACTTACTCGCATGGAAGTGCAAACTGGATTTAATCTTGGTCGCAGCAGTGAAATTACTCGCGATGAAGTAAAGTTTTATAAGTTTATAGAAAGACTTCAAAATAAATTTAATGCTGTGTTTTTGGATATTTTAAAGAAACAATGTATTCTTCGTGGAATATTAACTCCAGAAGATTGGTCTGGAGTGCATCAAGATATTAATGTAGTGTATAGCAAAGACTCATATTTTACAGAACTCAAAGAGAACGAAATACTCAATGAGAGAGTAAATATGTTAAATGTTCTTGGAAACTATAATGGTGTGTTCTTCTCGACAAATTATATTCGTAAAAATATATTAAAGCAGACAGATGAAGAAATTGCCAAGATGAATGTAGAAATTGAACAAGATAGACAGAAACAAATTCAGCAACAGTTGCAAATGCAGCAACTAGGACTGATGGACCAAGAAGAACAACAACAGTAAATATATAATAACAGGAGAAAAATATGTCGAACAGCAAGAAAATTATAGATGCCCTCATGACTGAAGATCTTTACACAGCAAAAAAGTGCATTACTGAAGATCTAACAGCAAAGATGGGTAAGGCATTGGAAGAAAAATTAATTCAATTTGGACCAACAGTATTCAATGAAGGCGCCAAACCAGACTATATCGATTTAGATGGTGATGGCAATAAAAAAGAACCAATGAAAAAGGCAGCAAAAGATAAAAAGAAACTCAATAAAGAATCTGTTGAGGAAGAAGACTTATCGGAAGAATTTACCAATGAATTTGAACAAGAACTTAAAGATCTTGTAGAAGAAATCGAAAAGGAAACTGGTGAACAATTATCAGAAGAAGAAATCATCGAACTTGCAAATGAATTGCTTGATGTAATTTCAGAAGAAGCAGAAGATGAGGACGAGGATGAAAAACCAGCACCAAAGGCAGCAAAATCGGGGTTTAATCCAAGAAATACTGGCGGCGAAGCTTATTAAATAAAAAGGTTCCATTCATGAAACTTATAACCGAAACAGTAGAAGATGTAGAAGCACTCGTCGAATCGCACGAAGGTGGTTCTAAAACATATAAACTCAGAGGTGTCATGATGGAAAGTGACACTCAAAACCGCAATGGTAGAATTTATGAAAGTGCGATTCTCATAAAAGAAACCAAGCGTTATGTAGTCGAGTATGTCAATAAGAACAGAGCAATGGGTGAGTTAAATCATCCATCTGGTCCTACTGTAAATCTTGATCGTGTTTCTCACTTAGTCGAATCATTGAGAATAAATGGAAAGCAAGTTATCGGAGAAGCCAAAATTATAGACACCCCAATGGGTAAGATCGTAAAAAGTCTCATCGATGCTGGTGCTAAACTTGGTGTTTCTTCCAGAGGTATGGGAAGTTTGGAAAAACGCAATGGTGTAAATTATGTTAAGGAAGACTTTACCTTGGCAGCAATTGATATTGTCGCAGATCCTTCTGCCCCAAACGCTTTCGTAGATGGTATTCTTGAAGGAAAAGAATGGGTATGGAATAACGGACTATTGGTTGAAAAACAAATTGCCAGTTATGAGAAACAACTCAAGAAAACACCAAATAGAAAATTAGAAGAAAATGCTATTAAATTGTTCTCAGATTTCTTGAGGAATTTATGAAATTTAATTTAACAGAACAAAATAAAAGAAAAATTCAAAAACGAATTCCAAGAATGGCAAAAACCATTCGCGAAGGAAGATTTGTGGATATGTTGCAAGCAGGAGCAGATTTTGCTACTAGAAAAATAATAGACGCAAAAAATAGTGCTGTTTCAGGACTTCAGAGTGCAGCAGGTGTTGCTGGTAAGGCAGCAGAAGCAACTTATGCAGCAGGAAAAGCAGCAGGCGGAATGGCTGTACAAGCAGGAAAACAGTATGCGGCAAAACAATGGGACATTGCTGGAGAAAATCAAGAAAAACGAGCAGAACAGTTTCAGCGAGATGTTTTAGATCATCATTTTGCTAACCATCTTGGTGTTTCTGTTCAAGAATTTAGAAGAGTTCGTGATGATGTTCCCAGCACAATGCCTACTCCACCATCTACCCATGTTAAAGATCCAAATACTGGAGGACTTATACCAAATCCACAGTATGCGGTAGAAATGCAAAGACATAAAGCAGAAATGGAAGATTACAATACAAAACAATATCACACTAGTGCTATTGCTTCGCTTATTGATCGCGATAGAACTCTTGGAAGAGCACACGAACAATTATATGGAAGAATGCGTATAGATCCAAGAAACAGAAATGCTCCACCAAACAACATGACACAAGTTGGTGGAATTCTGAAAAGACCATAAATATAAAGACAAAAATTATCGTGTAAATTTAAATAATACTAAATACTTTAAAATAATCATGGAGATTAAAATGGCAGAAAACAACCCATATGCAGCATATTCGTCAACGCAACTGTACATGGATGCAACTGGAAAAGGTGCTCAAATAGCACAACCTGTTGCTGATCCTAAAAAAGCAGTTATTCCACAATACTTTAAACCACTTGCACAACAAGGTCAACCATTGAAAGATGATGTAAATCCACCAGAAGATGTTGATTATCTGTCAAGTCTTTTTGACGGTGAAGATCTTTCTGAAGATTTCAAGGAAAAGGCAAGAACTATATTTCAAGCAGCAATCAATGAAAAAGTTTCAATAATTGAAAAACACATAATTGATGCATCAAAAGAAATCATCGAAGAACAACTTGTTGCCCAACAAAGCAACCTTGTTGAGCATGTCGATAATTATTTAGGATATGTAATCTCTGAATGGATGGAAGAAAACAAAGTAGCAATCGAAAGAGGTCTTCGTACCGAAATTGCTGAAAACTTCATGATGGGTCTTAAGGATCTATTTGAGTCTTCGTTCATCGATGTTCCAGAAGAAAAATACAATATTCTTGATGATCTCTATGCAGCAAATGAAGAACTTCAAGAAAATGCAAATTCGTTGATTAAAGAAAATATTCATCTTAAGAATGAAATCACAGCAAGATTGTGTGCCGAAGCATTCATTGAAGAAGCAACAGGACTTGCAGATACACAAGTTGAAAAATTAGCAAAACTTGCAGAAGGCATCGAATTTGCTAATGTTGATCAATATCGTCAAAAGGTTTCACTTCTCAAGGAATCATATTTTGGTTCAAAGAAAGTTGAACAAGAATCAAATCAATCATCAGGTCAAATGACACTTACTGAAGATTCGGGTTCTTATGTTACAACATCACATTTGGAAACAAATCCAATGATGGAAAACATCGTTAACGCGATTACTGTAATTAACAAAAATAGACCATCAAAACCAGCATTTAAGTCGTTAAACGATTCAGCAGTTGCAGACCGTATTCAAGCAATTATGAATCCCATGTTGAAGGACAAATAATTTTAAAAGTTTTAAATTACTAAATAATAAAGGAAAACAGGAGAGAAAAAATGTCATTAGATTTCAATCAAAGTACACCAGCGGACTTACTAGTAGAGAAATGGAGTCCAGTTCTAGACCACGACTCTTTACCACAAATTAACGATGCCCATAAGCGCAGAGTTACAGCAGTTCTTCTTGAGAACCAAATTAAAGCAATGCAAGAAGAAAAAGCAACAGGAGCAATGAGTCTCTTCGAGAGTTCAATGGGCCCAGTTGGTATGGGTGGTAATTTCACCACAGGTCAAGTTGGCTCAGCAGGAAACTTTGCTGGTTACGATCCAGTAATGATTTCACTCGTTCGTCGCGCAATGCCTAATGTCGTTGCATACGACATCGCAGGTGTTCAACCAATGAGTGCT